TACTTCAAAAAAATTGTTAGCCACACTAATCCCCTATTGCTGTCTCTACAATAACATCAGCATTGTTTCTGATTGAGTCGTATGGAATATCATAGATCATAGAAGTACCATCTGTCATCTCTATGAAAGGGAGGACACCTCTTGGAGTACGTACACCTAACCTGAGGCCACCACCATTAGGCAATCCACCGTGAGGAGTTGGCGTATATACAACTAGGTTTGATCTCACTCTGTCAGATATAATCTTCTGCTTAGCAGAGTCAGTCATACCTTCAAGTGCTCCGAAGTTCTTTTCATATGCTTGGATATCAACCTTAGCTGATGCTCCTCTATTCATGAGGACACGTACAGCCGCTTCACTGTTCTCTTTAGGAACCTTAAAGCTTTTAGGGACTAGAATCTTAGCTCCATCTGTAGTGATTTTATCAAATAAGGCATCATTCGTTTCTTGGAAAGCTTGCTTGAGTACATCATTGTCATCGCTGTCTGCTACCAATCCTTGCTTTAAAGCGTAGAATCTAGCCTTTACAATTGACGCATACCTAAGTGTTTGCTCAGAGGCTCTACCTTGGCTATCTCTACCTGAGATAAAGAAAGGAAGTTCTTTAGAAAACTGCTGACTGAACTCTTGATCAAACTCAAATATCTTTTTACTAGCTCTGTCTTTACTTACGTTGAGGTCATCATATACCTTCTTATTAGCGGCTAATCCAAAGGAATCTCGTAGGAATCTAGTCCGAACTTCAACTTTATCAATCGTAGCTGCTAACGCTAGAGATGGCCCTGTGTCAGATAGAAGCTTGTCAGAGTCTAACTCATTCATGAATGCAGAGAACTCGCTTCCCCATGCACGTTGTAGTTCACTTATCTTTAAAGATAAGTTCTTCATACTGTTAAACCCGCCACTTTTATACAAATCTGTAAGTACAGCACCTTGTTCTTTAGAGTAGAACTCTGGTGATAGCTTAAGGTTAGTAGGCTCAGTCCCTGCTTGGAGTGCTATCTTCTTCATTGTCTTGGCTATGTTAGCAATAGCTCCGATCTTAGGATCAGACTCAGCATTAGCCCAAGCCTTCCTCATATCAGTAGAATGCTTCATCACGTAAGTAGCACTATGCGCGTTCTTCTCTTTATGTAGTCTCTTAGCTGTGGCAACATTAGCTGCCATGCTTGAGCCTTTAGTAGACCCTGCGACTGATGGACGTTTAAGTTCCTTAGTCATCTCAGGATCATTCTTATAATACTCAGTTAGGTTCTGACCTACTCTACTGTCGAACTTCTCAATAAGAGCTGCTGCTTTAGAAGGTGGTTGGAATGCTATTGTATCCTCTAGACGCTGTTGGTCTATGAGTGAGAACTTATTAGCTGTACGGTTAGCTCTGACCGCAGGCGCAATACCTGCTGCCTTTGATTTATTATCAAGCTCTCTCATCTCAGAAGTTAATGCAGGATTGGTGTCACCACTTTGAAGTCGTGAGTCAATGTCCTTATCTACAGCGTTTAACTGTGATCTGTTTGATGTTAGCTTATTTTCCAGTGTACGAAGAAGTCCTCTATATGCTTGTAATCTTAAAGCAGGTGGGACAAATGCAGCTATTTCTTGGAAGCGTTCATCCTTCTCAATTCTAGCTAGTTCTTCTTTAATGATGACACCTTTATCTTCAAGCCTTCTCTGGAAGTCGGCTGTGTCTTTGTCGAGGTCAAGACCTACTCCGAACATCTTCTTGAACCCTGAGATATCTCCATGGGTTACCATAGCATCAACCATAGTCGTAGCCATGATAGATCCGTTATGTTCCTTAAGCTCATTACTTGTAATTTGATTATACCTTCTATCCTCAACCTTCTCGGCTAGTGATAGCTTAGTCTCTTCATGTGCCTTAAGACCAGTTTCAAGATATGTATCCTTAGATTCTAGTGCCACAATCCCTGCTTGAGTTTGTGATGCTACCTTCTGGTCTTTAATGCTAGTGGCTGTTCTGAACGTCTGCTCATCTATTAGGCCATCAACTTTAAATTTTCTATTACCTGCGGCTGTTTGACTAGAGAACCTGTCCCACACTGCGTTATCGCTTGTTGAAGCTCGCATTGTTTTATTCAGTGTATCTAGTCCGTTAGACATTGCCTGTGAATATGTTAAGTCATCAGCGACCTTACCATCACGTCTAGTCGCCATTGTATCTTTCAATGTTTTCTTTATTCTTTCTTTCTCAAGAGCATGTGTCTCTCTGAGCTGTACAGTCTCACGATCAACTCTATCCTTCTCAGAAGCGTTCCACATATCTAATGCGAGTCCACTCATCTGAGCACTAGCTTTAGCCAGTTCTCTATAAGGGGCTGCACGGTTGTCAGAAGGAAGCCTCAATACTTGAGAGCCTGTCTCCTTTCTATTTCTAAAACCCTGTTGTGGTCTGATTGGCATAGTCGTCCTTACTTTTGAGAGGTGGCTGCAAATGATCCTATAGTAGTCACGGCTTGTACAGTTCCTGCTTTAGCAGACGCTTTACCTGATCTTCTAAGTTGTTTCGCTTCCAGTTTTAATTGTCTTGATTTGAACTCAGCTTCTTCTGTATTGATCTGAACCTCATCAAAAGCATTAGCTGCGATAGCTGCCATCTGATTAAGATCAACCGCTACACCACGAGCTGCTGCTCCTGTAGACTTACCGGCTTGTGTAGCTCTAGAGTCTTTCTGAGTCTGTTCTGTGTTAAATTCATTTATCTCAAGCACACGCTCTGCTGATAGGTCAAGAAGAGAAGCTTGCTCGTTAGCTAGTTCTTGTTCTTCCTGTCCTGCTTTCCATGAGTTATATGCTGAGAATGCAGCCATTCCGCCTGCTATTACTAAAGGGGCTACCATTATGAAACTCCTCTTGCTGTTACGCTTGTAATAGTCATGTTAAATGGCTCCTCTGTCTCTATGACAAATCTAGTCTCACGACTTGAATCTTGTGACATATCAAGTGTTAGATCACCAGTGTACCTTGTACCATCTGGATATTCAATGTCATTAAGATCATCAGAGTCTTGTCAAAATACTCCACCTATCGAATCATATAAACTAATAGTTAGTCTGTCTATTCTCTGAGCGTCACCTCTAGCATCGCCTGTCTCAGACCCTTCACTCACCGTCAAGGACTCAAGCTTAGATTTATACACGTACCCAACATGGTAATTCTCACCCTGAGTAAGCTGCGTTGGCGTTGTGATAACACCTGAAGGACCGACTGTAAGTCCTGTTATGATCTGTGGTTTACCTTCACTGTCTACTAAGTTATCAGAAACCGCGACAACTATAGTACCTTCTCTGTGTTGATTATTAACAGGAGTAAGCTGTAGAGGTAGTATAGCAGGATCAGGGACTACGAATCTATCTACCAAGTCTAGCTTGATACCAGAGTACAGTAAGTCACCGAATCTGTTTGATGTGTATTTGGATATGTAGTCATTCACTCCATCTGATAGGAGGAAGTACGCTGTTGCACCTGTATCAGTATCCGTCAAAGATCTCTCATCTGAGATAGATTTAATTGTCATGCCGTTACCAAATGAGAACCTAGCCCATGCTGCCACTCCTGAGTTTGAATCAAGTGTGAAGCTTACTAGCTTATTCTCTGTAGTTCTGAACAGGACAACATTATCGTTATCTAGATAGATGCCTTCCACAAATCTACCCATTCTATTAGACAGAACAGACATGTTGATGTTGTGATACTCAGCAGCATCTGATAGCACGTTAACGCTTCTGATCTTATCTCTAGAGCTTGATAGATATAACATCTTGGAATCAGCATATACTGGGACCATGAATGAAGAAGCCTTATCACTCTGTTTGATTATACTGAAACTATCTCTAGCGTATGAATTGATTGTCTCTGTAGCTGCGAAGTGTACTTGATGGTCACCTGTGGTAGTTCCCACAAACATAAACTTAGCATTAACTCCTAGAGCTGTTATCTTAGTCAGACCTGTAGCTATCACTTGCTTAGAGAAAGCGTATGTAGCTAGGTCTTCATTCCTACCGATAAGGGATACATCAGTACCACCTTGATCTTGAAGTAGTCTTGTATTCATGAATATGTCTAGGTCGAACAGATCAGATGCCCATATGTTTAAAGGCTCTGCTGATGTGGCTCCGTAATGCCTACGACCTTGGTAGTATCCAGATGTCTGAGGATACCCTAACTTGTTCCCGAAGGCTGATCTTCTCCATTCGGTCGTAGCGTTTCCTATGCCTACAGTGTCATTGTTCGTAGTAAGCAAGTACCCTTGAAGGACTGTATCACTAATGTAACTGGTAGCTAAGAAGACTGCTTCTCTATCTGAAGCTACTGCTACGTAGAACATATGACCTATGTCATGGATAGTAAATGTCCCATTCGTTATCTTTAATTGGTTGACTGAGTTATTAGCCAGAAGAATACCATGGCCTGCACCTACGGCTGAATCAAAGTAGACATCGCCACTCTCATTAAGACCTTGTCCTGAGTTACCAGAAATAGGGTGCGCTTTTATAACTGATATACTCTTATCACTATCTTCACCGGCTGCTGTCTTAAAGTTAAGCAAAGGACATTCAAAGATGAAAGCCGGACCTGTGATGAAGTCAAAGAGTCTTAATACAAATGGAGGTGTATTCCCTGTAGTATCAACAACATGTGTCTCTACTCCGATCTGTAGAATCTGTAGGTTATCTAGTGCTACATCTGCTGCGCCTTTAGTAATAGGCATTACAGTCGGTAGGAAGTTGAAAGATCCAACCGTTGCTATGTTTGTGATAAGACCTGTACCTAGATCAAGTACTCTGATACCAGACATATAAACGTCTAGCGTAGGGCTTACAAGGCTTCCAAGTTCAAATATGAGTATCACATCTACTTCGTCAGTCTTGACTCTGTGGATGCGTCTAGGGATCTCTACTCCTAGATCTTTAAGGTATTCAGTACTATGTCTACGATAGGCTGAGCCATTATCGGATATTGTAAAATTAGTTAAGTCTTTAGCGCCTGCTCTGTACTCTTTAATATCAGTACGTGAACGTAAATCTGGACTCAGCTCACCAGACGCAAATGTGCTTAGGGTATGATTATACCGCATTATAGCCTCGAATCAGTCCAGTCACGGACTACAAAATCATGTGTGGATGCTTCTTGAGCATTGTAAGATCTAGCATTTCTCAAAGCATCGTCATACTGAGCCTGTAATCTGGCTGTAGTATCGTTACTCTGGATTAGATTATAAGATAAATCTAAAGCTATTTTCAAAATAATCACTTCATCAAAGTATGATCTGAACGCATCTTCGTCAACGTCAGCCATATAATTAAGATCAATAGATGTAGTGTTAGCGAATAGGATGTTCCCTTCGATAGTATATCTAGAAGCTTCTGGTCCACCTCTACAGTCATCGAAGAATACTATACCCGTACTGTTTCCAGAGTTACCAACTCTATACGATCTGATATAGTCAAAAGGTAAATCGAAAGAATTACCCCATACACCAAACTCATCAGGACCATTATCGTCAGATAACACTTCACGTTTTAAAGCGAATCGCCATGGATGGTTTGCTAGAAGTTCTTTCTTAACCCTAGGATATTCAATTTTGCACAGCTTAGCTCGCTTATTGTTATCATCAAGGGAATCAATTGGTGAGGAACCAAGACGAATTATAGCTGAGTTACAGATTTCTAACTTGTTCATAGTACCTCAAAAGAACCCCGCCCTCGAAAGGACAGGGACATTACTTAGTCAATTACGTATTCGATTTCCATCTTGATTAAGTTACCTGTAAGTCCTGTAGAATCAACCGAAGCTGAAAGGATAAGGTTAACTTCACCTGCAAATCTCTTATTGATTCCAACTTCACCTGAGGCGATGTTAGATTCTTCGGAAATTAAAGCAGAAGAATCAAGAGCAGCCATAAGGCCGTTGTCATCAGCAACTTCGTTAAGTCCTGCTGCCCAACCTAGGTTAAGAGTACCGGCTGTTCCCGAAGGAATAACTAGTTTAACTTTAGAGATTACAGCGTTCTTAGGAAGCTTCATCAAAACAACAGAGTTAGCTGCTGCGATCTCACCGGCTAGAGTGTGATCAACGTACATTCTACGCATTCTACCGTCTTTCTCGTGTGGAAAAAGTTTACCGGCAGGCTCTGTGATAAATGCTTTTGTATACTGGTTAGAGTATTCCATCATTATCTCCTATTAATCTAAACAGATTACTTCAACTACTTGAACTTCTTCCATTCTAGTAGCACCCATGCTCATGTTTGTATACACTTGCTTGGAATAGTTTTTATTTGGTAGCTCATCAACTCTAGCTGAAACACCCTTCGCTGTAGCAAGAAGGATACCTTCTTTTGCCCAAGCAAAACATCTTCTAGATCCGATTGGAGCTGTACCTGTACCTGCGCCTACTGTACCTGCATTGATATTGTAAGTAGTAGTAGCTGTTGTAGCTGCAAGAAGTTCAATTCTAATGAATTTGAATCCCATGAAAGTATCAACATCACCATGTACTAACGCTTTAACTACGTTGAAATCACTTGAAGTAACTTCAGTTTCAGCTAAAAGAGAATCAAGGTTATCCCTTCGTCTACTTCATTCTTGTTGAAAAGCTTTTTAACAGCTCTAAGAGTCTGTACGTTTAGCTTATTTCCAACTGTTGAAGTACCATCATGAGCAGCGATTTTTACAGCGTTGTCATGTGCTACGGGAGTAGCTCCATCTTCACCTGCATAGGCAGTACCTAAAGCAGCAGCGATGATGATCTGATCAATCTTTCTACCAAAAGCTTTTGCAGCCGCGATAGCATACTCAGACTCAGGGTTTTGGATGATTCTTAACTTATCCACATCGTCAACAAGATCAGCATGAACATAGTCTCTAGACGTTACTTTACGTCTTGAATGTGGAGTATCAGAGTAAACAGTGTCTGAATGACGCCCAGTTCTTTCTGATGCTTCTACTTGACCGATTCTGTCATAGAATGATTCTTTAGATTGGATTGATTCATGTCTAACAAATGCTGATAGACGTGAACTTTTTTGTTGCATTAAATGCATTACGTTTGAAGAGAATTGTTTTACTCTTGCGGTTTCAATTTGAAAAGACATTATTAATCTCCTGTCTTAAGTTTATACATAGATTCGAATGGTAATCCTTACGGGCCGTATCTATGACATACTTAAGCAGGGCCGCATTAGCAGTAATCCTGTATGTCAATAGATCCAGACTACAGGGCGTTACCCCTGCGTGTCAATAGTTATCCTGCGAATTTAAAGAATTTCTCCATTTCCTTCACAGCATTAGCATGGCTTGGATGCATACTGTTGAAGTAAGGGTGGTCCTTATTCGCATAGATTGCGTCAATACTAGACTGAGCTTCCTCAGGAGACATGGCTCCAAGTGGGTTAGTCTGTACATCAAATGTGTCTTCGCCTGTAAACTTCTCAGCCATTCCGACTAATAGCTTGATGAAGTTAGAATCGTTATCTAACCCCGTAGAGGCGATGTATTGTTTCATCTCATCAGTAGCTACTTCATCAAGAAGGTTCTTAGCTTGTCCTAATTTAGCGTTAAGTGCCTCACCATATGTAGAAGCAAGGTCAGCTTTAGAGGCTTCGATCTTCTCTTCTGCCATAGCTGTATTAGCTGTATTCGCTCCACCTTGTAACTCATCCATGTGATCAAGCATGATTTGTGCTTGTGCAGGAAGGATACCGGCAGCAAATGCTTTAGTTTTAAAGTCATTAGCGTACTCATCTGTAAGTGTTGAGTCTTCAAACAGCTCTAGCTTATAATCCTCAACAGTGGCAGGTAGTCCTACTTTCCCCATGAATTGCTTCCACTCTTCCTGAGTAGCATGTTTCGTAGGAAGTACTACACTCTCTTTACCGATCTGACCCTTAGCGTGGATATAACTCTTAGCTAATCCATCAATATCTTTGAAGTCAGCTAAGGCTGCATTGCCTCTGTGGTCTTCATGTAATGTCTTTAAGAAGTCAGACATCTCTGCCGGAGGTGCTCCGCCTTCAACGGGAGGTGTTCCACCCTCGACAGGTGGTGTCCCGCCCTCAACTGGTGGTGTTCCGCCTCCGCCTAGTAGCGAACTTGGTTCTCCTTCAAATAACATTCTTGTTTGCCAATTAAATTTCATCTGCGCTCTCCTCGTACTTGATGATGTCTTCCATCAACTTTTCTGGTTGTGTCTTTAAGATTGAATATATTCTAAGTAATACAGCTCTTTGTCCTTCATTGAACGCTGAGTCATGAGTATCCCCTGTGAATGTAGATTGTGTCAAGAAGCAGGTTCTATTTAGATCGTTCAAAACATTCTTACCCTCTGGTGAATTAAACACCTTCTGGTAATCTTTGATTGTGTTGCTCTTCTTTTTCATCCTTACGATGATGTCTGTTAACTTGTTAGCCATTGTCCTTGCCTTGTTACTGAGTTACTTTATTTACAACTTCCGCTTCGTTTAAGTTAGCTTCCTGCTCTCTCAACTCTGCTTCTTGTGCAGCTCTTTCTTTTCTACGTGCATCCCTAGCATCTTTATCCATAAGGATTTCATGAGGTAAGCCGTGAATGTTAGCAGCGAATCTAGCGATTGCATCTACATCAAAGTTATCCATGATCTCAGGAGCAATCTCCACAACTGGTAGAACCAACTGCATCGTCTTACTAAAGGAATCACCCTCTGCTGATCTCTGTGCTTTAGCGATCTGTGATGTGAATAACACCTGTAGATCAGTATCTTTCAATTCAGTTGGTATGTCAGGCATCTTCCCTGCTCTCTCAAGAATATTAAACACACGTTCAATCAATGGCTTAAGAAGCTCATGATGCTGTCTCCCTAGGATTGGACCTAGAGTTCTAAGCTGCTCATCTCTTCTCTGTACAATCTCAGTAGCAGTCATACGATCTGCTTCTCTGATCTGTAGCTTATCTAGGAAGAAGGCTCTATCAATGTTAGCGTGAACCTGCTCGATAAGTGCTTCACCTAAGTTAACATTACCTGCAATATTAATAGGTTCGATACGGTCTTTAGTACCTGCTCTATAGAAGTTAATCCCTCTTGGTCTTAAGTCTAATGGAAGAATAACTCCGTCATCAGGGGCTTGAGTAGGTGGTGCTACCGCCAACTGTGCTCCCTCAATCGTAGCTTTCTTCATCTTGTTACCCATCTTGATATCAGCTAAAGACTTCATGGCAGGTGATCTACCGTAAATCTCTCCTGATACTTTAGACCATCTAGGAACAATATGTGGATTCTCGTTGAACCCTGCTTCTTTAAGTACTGTCTTAGTAGTGCTGAGGATGTGAGTAGACTCAAACGCCTGCGAAGTTATCTTCTTCCCACCACTGATATCAATATTAGCAGAAGGCTGAACCACGTGTAGGATCTTAATCTTCTGACTAGGATCAATAGCAGCCTTCTCTTTAACGTCCTCTGTAACTGTATCAGGGAACATCTTAACAATATTCTCAACAGTCATATCATATTCATAGAATGTAGTATCAATGACACTTCTCTCATTCTCAGCGATCACGCACTCATAGATCGGTATGGCCTTAAACCTTAGCAGGTCCTGCTCATCCTTCTCAACTCTAAGTACTGATGTACCAAAACTCCCAAGGTCTAAGAATACTTCATAGATCTCAGTCTGAAAATTCGATTGGTTCATAGCATTGATCATCACATCAACTGCTGTCTGCAAGTACTTCTGTACCGCGTCTAACTGATCTTTATCTGAATCACCTGATGTAAGTCCGAACCATACTGTAGATGGATTCGTCAGCATCCCGTGAAGACCTGATGTCATATTTTCAAGAGCTGTAATAGCATATGTATCATATAGACGGTTAGACTTCTTCTCACCAACTACTTGAAATCCATAGATATTATCTTTCTTAGGCATGACATACGTTGAGATCTCGTCCCAATGGTTCTGCCAATTATGCCTAGAACTCTTTAATGTTTCATATTTCTTGTAAAGCTGAATACCTTTACTGTTCTCATCGCCTGTTATAATCATCTTATATACCTGTGCTTTGGAGGATACTCTTCGCTTTGCCTGCTGTTGTTCCACCTAATAGGGAACCGCTATCTTCTCTTCTCTTCTTTTTACCTTTCGACTTACGAGTGGCTGAACTAGTAGCAAGACCTGTGGCAACGTCATCTGTCGCTTTCTCGATCTCTACGTTCTTAGCGATACGATCTTTCTCAGGTTTGATGAAAGCATCTACTGTCTTCTCATTAGAACCGGCTAGTAGACTAGACCTAGCACCATGGCTTTTCTGTCCAAACTCTTCAAGAAGAGACTTGAATGCTA